CCCCGGCCGTTGTCTTTCTCCGCCGCGGCCAGGATCGCTTCCATGGCATCGACGGTCTTTCCCTGCTTCTCGCGCAGGGCATTCAGACGATTGGACATCAGGTTCTCCTATGTGTCCGGTTTGCGTGGGTCTCCGCCCTGCGTGAGCGGGAAATCCTTTCGGATTGAGTGAAGTTCAGCTAGACGCGCGCCTTGATCAGATCCAGCTTGCGACGAGCCATGTCACGGCGCGGCGTACCACCGGCAGTTTCACCATCCCCGTTCACAGCGGTTGATGGCGCCTCGCCCTCATCGGATGCGGACTGGCGCACTTCCTCGCTCGCTTCATCTTGCAGGGCGCTAGCATCAGCCTCATCAGCGACCGGCGCGATCTCGCGCTCAGCGATATTGGCGCAGCGCAGCAGTTGGCCCTTGGCGCCTTTAGCCTTGTCCGGCAGAGATCGAGCAAGGCTGCGAAACTTCTCCGGCAGCTGGACGATCGATTCCAGCTTCTTCCGGCTGATCACGGTCAGCCCATCGGTTGCGAGCAGCTTCTCAGCCCAGCCGCGCATCAATTCGACGTCGATGCCGGCTGACTTGGCGTCGATCAGGGCCTCGGGGTTGGCGGGCACGGGAACACAGGAGAACTCCAGCAGCTCCTGCTCCAGGAAGTCGATGCCCCAGCGCCGTTCCGGGTCATCGACGAAGGCGTACTTTGTTGGCATGAAGCCGACCGATGTCGCGGACAGGAATCCCTGCAGATACATGTCGTAGACGACATCATTGAACTTGGCCATGCCCAGGGGCGTGAACTGGGCCTCTGCCTTCAGCTTCTTCCCCTCGATCCAGAGCTTGTTGCACTTCGCGACCGGCAGGCCCGAGCTGTCATGCGCCCAAAGCACCACCGGGTTCTTCCGGTAATTGTCGAGGTCCCAGCCCTCGACCGCGATTGTATCGCCCATACGATCGACGGAATTGGTGCTGATCGTGAAAATAAGCGTGCGATCGGCACCTTCCTTGACCTTCACCTCGGTATCGAACGAGGCTCGGATCTCGCTCTCGACGAGTGGAGTTTCCGACTCCTTTGCCTCTCGGCGAAATTGATCGACCGAGCCGAAGAGCTTGGGCTTGCCCATCTCTATCTCCTAGTTCTGGGATGGATCCGGCACTGCGGCCGGATCACCGTCTCCGCCTTCGGCGGGTGTGCCTGTCGTGTCACTGCCCGGCCCTGCGGGCTTGGTCGCGTCTTGCGCCGGCGGAGTGCCAAGTCGAACCATGTTGGCGGGCTGGAACAGGAAGTTGCCGTCTGGATCCTCGGGAAGACCCTCTTTGCGCCGCGCTTCGTTCGGAGTGTAGACCGTCCGGGTGATGGCGGTACCCAGGGCGGTGAGCCTGGTCTGGATGTCGGCCCGGTTGAAGTAATCCAGGTCGAACTCGACACCGATCTCCTCCCCGTCGAGGCCGAACGTGTCGTTGAGCTTGTTTTCCCACCGCTCGGCGTCCGAGCTGAGCGTGTTGTTCAGATACATCTGGTGCGCCTGCAGAATGGCCGTCGCACCGCCTTCCGGCATAATGCCCAGCCGGTGCAGCGGGACATCCCAGATCGTGGCGCCGATCTCGATCTGCAGGCGGCGCGCCTCATTGGTCTGCGCATCGACCGCCGACATGGTCTGCGCCTTCCACTTCAGTCCCTCTTCGAGAATCAGCGACTTACCATGGTTGGCCAGCCCGTCAGCCTTCTCCTTGCCTTGCGCCTTCAGCCGCTTATAGGCCGTATCGCTGAGGCGCTTGTCCGACTCATAGACACCACCGGGCCGTGCACCCCGCGCGAACAGAGACGACGAGAATTGCTCGAGAGCTCGGCTCAGCCCGATCGAATCTCGCGCCAGACTGATCCGCGAAAGGCCGGTCAGCGTGTTGGTAGTCAGCCAACGCAGGTGAAACATGTCCGACGCCGGGATGAGGTCCCCGAACATCGACAGGCGGGCGATCTCATACTGATTGCCGCGCGTCACTCGGTAAAAGATGTCACCGTCGTTCGCCATCCAGATCGCCGCCTGGTTCGGACCGATCGGCAGCATTGCGACAGGCTGGCCGCGACCGTTCCAGACGATCGGCGCATAGGCATTGCTCTCAAGCAGATAGGCGACCTGCATCTGCTCGATGAACTCGAACTTGGTCTGATCACGGTTTGGTTTGCGCAGCAGCCGCTCTACCGGATGATCGTGTGCGATCTCCTTGCCGCCGTCCTTGCGGTATCTCACCACGTGGAGCGGCAGCTTCGCGAGATCTCCCGCCCGGATCGAGACGCAAGCCATCGTGATCACGTCCCGCATGGCCTCCATCTGCGAGACGATGATGCCGGAAGCGGATTCCTGACCCCCACGCGCCCACTCCAGAAACCACTGATCTGGACTGGCGGTGCCGGATTTCAGACCAACCCAAGCAGCCCGGAGGCGCGATCCCAATCCCATCGGACCTCCCGATCAAGCGAACCGAAATTCACGGTCATCGCCATAGATCTCCGCGATCTCCGGGTTGAGCGACATGAGGTGTGCCGCGTTCATCAGCCCAGCAAACGGGTCGATCTTGCCGTAGCCGGCTTCGTCGCGCGCCATCATCATCGCGGTCCGGGTCGGGATGATCTTCACGTTCCCGACGCAGTAATCCATCAGCGCACTGCCGCCATGCCGGAAGGTCCGATCGGCCAGCTTGCGCTCCACGGTCTTCAGCGCGCCCATCAGCCCGATGCCCTGACGGACCGCGTCCAGCTTCTCGGCATCCTGCGTGATATCGATCGAGGCCAGGGCATCGACGACCGCACCGATGCCAGCCGCGTCCACGCCGACCTGCGCCAGCAGTCCCAAGTCGCGGATCTTGCGCACCAGGTCCACGACGAACTGGATATCGGTCGGCAGCCCACCGGGCCCTACCGACAACGGCTTCGCTTCCGCGATCAGCTCGGCAACTGCTCCGGTCGCCTCGACTTCATCCTGGGTCTCCGGGCCGAACCGGAAGACGGTCAGCGTTCCCTCTTTCAAGAACCGCAGGTAGTCCGTCGCATTGGCCTGGCGCCGCAGCACACCGATCGTCGATATCAGGCCATGGGCCCATCCGAGCCAATGCTGTGTAACTTTCTCGCGGCCCACGACACCAAGCCCCAGCATGTCGTCGAGGCCGCCACCATCCACGCCGATCGTCGCCACCTCAACGAGCGCCAGCAGCACGTCGATGTCCGCGAGCGCCCGATCGACGCCGAGATGCCAGTAGGGCGCCCCTGCCCAGCCATCGGCGCGCATCGCCTTGCCGACCTGGATATTCAGATGCTTCGCATCCCAGGTGATCAGCGACGCTTTGCCGGCACGCTCGGCCTTGCGGCGCCGGCGGACCAGATATTCCGGATCGACCGAGGCACCAAGGTTCGGATTCGGAATGTAGAAATTGGCCGGATCCTTATAAGCACCCGACTTGATCATCGGCTCAGGGAACTCATAGATGACCGGGAGACTCTCCGGATCGACCACCTTGCCATCGCGAATGTCGCGGAAGTCTTCGAGCTTTTGCGCGAAGATGCCCGCCGGCGGCGTATCGCTCTCCGTCGAGAGATAGATGACGAACCCCTCCTGGTTCGACGTCAAGCCCCCCTCGGCTTCCTGCAGCATGGCGTCGGCATTCGCCCGCTTGCCGAAGAGCCAAAGCTCATCCACCAGCAGGCCAATGAACTTCTTGCCGCCCACGACATCGGTGTCGGCGGCAATCACGCTCAGCGTTGCCTTGGTGTCGCGATGCGTGATGACGCGCTCGATCTCCTTGATGTGGAGAATGTCGCTGAGCTTTGCGTCGGCCCTGATCATGTCGCGCGCCGGGATGAACGCGTTCTTTGCAATCTCCTTGGTCGGCGCCAGAATGCCGAACTCGCCCGAGGGCCGCCAGTTCAGCAGGAGCGCTGTCAGCATGATCGCCGCGGCGATGGTGCTCTTGCTGTTTTTCTTGGCGATCAGCAGCAGGAAATAGCGGATCAGCTGCCGGCCGGTGTCGGCGTCATAGGCGCCGAAGATAGCCGCGACGAACTGGAACACCCAGGGCCGGCAGGCCTCGCCCATGGTCGGCTGGCCGCGCACATTGGTCAGCTTCAGCGACTTGAAGATCGCCAGGGCCCGCTCGGCTTCCTCCGGGTAGAGCGGTTCAAAGGTGATCAGCGGCTCACCCGCGACGATCCTGCGCTCCCAATCAGGGCAGGCGGTGGACCAGAACGGCTCGACCATCAGTTCAGCGCAGCGCTCGGCATCCGGCGCGGCGCGTAAGGTCCGTCGCGGGTGGCGATCTTGGCGGCCCGCTCGGCTTCGTCCTTCTTGCCGAGACTGGCGATCGGCGCCTGGTCGAGCTTGGCGGCGGCCACCTGGCCAAGGCCGCGATCGAGCAGCGCCTTGTTCGCCTGGCGCCGCGCCGCCTCGCTCTCACCGGACGTGCCGACCTTGCCCAGAACCTCGAGCGCGAGCTGCGCGTGCTTCCGCGCCTCCGTCCGGATCTCGGTCGCGAGGTCCGCCGGCGTGCCGACGGTGAACAGCGAGAACTGCGCCAGGCCGCCGGCATCGGCCGAGGGCTTGCCATAGCCGCGATCGAGGATGTCGCAGGCCGCATTGACCCGCGCGGACTCGCTCTTGGCATAGATCATCAGCTTGACGAGCTCGGCCATCGCGCCACGCGCCCGCTTCTGCGCCTCGCTCTCGATATCCTCCGGCACCGGCGCCGCCAGCGCCGCCGCGAGGTCGATGCCGCCGACCACCGATGCCGGTTTGTGTCCCTTGGGCTTCCGCCCCGCCCCCGGCCGCTTCCCCCCGCGGCCCGATTTGGGCTTTTGCTCGCTCATGCGT